TGGTCATGTAGACCCAGCGCCAGACGCAGGTCACTTCTTCCCAGGTGCGCGCAACACTATGTCCAAAATCCTTCCAATGAACGTAGTCGGTGGGTGCACACTCATACTCTATTTCTTCTTGCGGCTCAGTCTCGCCTGCGGTGTAGTCCTGACTTTCGGGCTTCGGCGCGCCTTCCGGTGTCTGGCCTTCTGCTGCCTCATTCTCGACATCCTCCGTGACCTGCAACCCGTCCTCCGGAATGCCCAACTGCCTGACATGCGGCTCGTAGCGCACCCAAGCAGTCCCACGCCCGCCGAGAAACCGATCCTCGACCGCGTGTTTCATGGTTGACCGGAAATCAGGATAGTGCTCGACCTCAAAGTCCAATGCGCGCTCAATCAGCGACCCGGCCACCCGGCCGACAGGATCGTTATCACCAAACCTGCGCGCCGCCACCGCTTTTGGCAGCTTGGCATAGACCGCCGGTATCTGCGTCTGCACGTTTGACCACAGGATGTTGAATTTTGCAGTTTCGTTCGTGTGCTGGCTGCGGTTGTCGTCGCGGTAGCGTTTGACGATTTTCGCGCTGCGGGCTTCCCACTTTTTGAATTCGTTGTCGTACTGGCTGATGATGTTTAACCACTTGTCAACGCCGGTGCTGGTTGGTTCCATTTATTCTCGTCCTATGATGTTCATGTGCGCCGGGTCAAAAACGACGAAGTTGGAAGTGCCTGCGCCGCCGGCACGAGAGCCTTGATCTAGGTAGCGTATGCCGGGAATGCCTTGTTGCGACAGGAATTTTGATATTTTTTCCGGTGAAGCCTGTTGATTCATGTGGTGGATAACTTGAGACATTGGCATATCTGGTGACCTGTAAAATTGTTGCACCTTCTCAACGTCCATTTTTTTCAGTGCTGCCTGCACGTTTTCCGGCTGCTGACTCAGCGGCTTGTCCCAGTCCAGCATCTTCGCTATGTGCTCGTCGGGGAGGTCTACTTTGTAGAGGTTAGGCTGATAAGTGGATACCCTACCTTTGTACTTTTCAAGATTGTTTATCCAAGTTTCATAATTACGAATTAGATCATTATCTTTTACTTTTTTTAATTGTTCTTTTGCAAGTTTATTTTGCAATACAGTTATCTCTTGTTGCAAAGATGGATCATTACTTCGTAGTCTACCGCCTACTTCGTCAAACATTTCTGACGTTGCTGGTTTACCATTAACTAGAACTTGTCCTGACTTTTGCATGGTTATATTGTCTTTGTAATAACCAGCGGCACTAGGGCTTTCAGCCAAGTAATGCCCATGCCCGTAAGCCTGCGCACCCTCACCCGTCCCTATCTTGCTGGCGTCGAACTCACCCAGCGGGTTCTTGGCAGTCGGTGCGAAACGATGCGGGGTGCCGTGGTACACGTTCATCCCCAGCGAACCGGCGGGAGCGGGTGCAGCCCTTGATGCTCCTATTCCACCGCCCATCACATTGAGCGCGAAGTTAGCCGCTTCCTCGCCCGGATTGAATGTCGGGTCGCTGCCAGTAAATGCCCGGCCTGGCGCTGTAAACGCATTGGCAGCACCAGCAACAATGCCCGGCAACGCCAAGCTGCGTTTATTCATCACCGACCCCGGCAGCGTGTCTTGGAACGGCAAAAAGGCTGCGCGGCCCTCCATTGGCAGGGCTTCACCAGACCAATCCCCAGATTGATTCGACAACGCCGCAGCGAGCCGATTGCGCGAGCCTACTCCCTGAGCCGCTATGTTCGGGTTCATGGTCACCGGGAGTCGCGCAGCGTCCAGTTCTTCCTGGTAACTCAGCGCCGCCGCAAGCCTGTTGGGTTCGGCCATTATTTATTCCTGTTCGATATTGCTGCGGCTTTACTCTTGGCGTCTGCCTTGCTGCTCGCACCCCACGCTTTCAGCGCAAGCGCTAAGCGCGTCGGCTCGCCGTTCTTTTCCATCGGCCCCGGCATGCTGCCCATACGCGCAAGGAAGCTGGCGCGTCTAGGGTTGTCGCCGGCCTTGACCGGAGGCTTGAGTTCGCCGCCTGTCTCTGCCTTGTAGCTCGCTCGGCCTGCGGCGTTTAGTCCACCGGCAGGGTTTTTTCCTTCTTTTCTTGTCCAGGCAGCGCTCATTTTGTAAATATCACATCCCTATTAACCCGGTCGGCAATCTTGTATCCCATGTCGGCCAGTAGGTTGATCGTGTCATCGTCGGTGTAGCCGTATCGCTCGCCGTGGCCCTTGAGTTCTAGCGTAATCACCGGCCAGCTCGCCTCGATGGTTGCCAAAGCGCCCAATATGGCTAAGTGCTCATAACCTTCAACGTCAAGTTGCAGCAGGTCGCAGTCGGTCACGCCCAAGCTATCTATTGGCAGAACGTCAAACTCAGCGCCCTCTTTTATCTGGTGCGCGCCGATGTTGTCGGGATAAATCTGGTCAATTGCTGCCTTGCTGTGGTCCTGCCCAAACGCAGCCCTGCGAATCACTACCCGCGGCTGGTTGGCAGTATTGATGGCCAGCGCTTCGAAGTTGGCTGCGTCCGGCTCGACGGTGTAGACGCGCTGAAACTTCTGCGCGAGCGCCACCGGATACACGCCCACGTTGCCGCCTGCCTGTATCGCAGTCCTGAACTGCTTGCACAGATCCAGACTGGCGCCGAGATCCGGCACCTCTGCCAGCGCTGCCTGAATACAGCACTGGTCAGCGTCAGGGACCGCCCAGCCGTTACGCTGCCGCATAAGCCACCCTAGTCTGTTCCCACGGCCTCGGCTTGCCGTGGAACGCAATCAGCCGATCTTCGGCCTGCACCCCGTTTGGCAATATGTCGGCCTTGAATGACTTGATGCCAGGCGTGATGTCCTGCCAATACTTGACCGGATGGTCACGCAGCGCCCACTCAAGATAGACCTGATCGCCCCCTTCGCAATAGCGGTTGCCAGTCTTAAACTGGTCGTAGATGAACCGATGCGGCTTTGACCACCACATTAGGCTGGATTGCATGGCTCGCGGATCGGCGGCGCCGCGGTAGACATCTCGCATGATCACAAAGTCGTGCGGCCGCGCAGCTTCTAACATCTCGGTGCAATCGCCCACCAGAACGGTATCAAGATCCATGTATAACGCGCTCGGCAGCCGAAACAGCTCAATCTTAGACCACCAGCCCGGCCAGTCGTAATCTAGCGTCAACGTCGGGCAGTCAAGCTCCATGTCGGTCAGGCAAATGAACTCCTCACCAGGCAAAAACCGGTCGCACATCTTCTGCAAAGCGTAAACATGCGCTGGCAGGAAGTCACCGCCAAACTTTAAGACGCAAGCTATCACGCGCTGAAGATCCCGACCGCCATTACTTCGACACCTGCGCCGGTTGTAATCTTCCATGCGCCGTCAGCGGAAACCGCGTTCAGCTCGACGTTGTAGACGTTCACGCCCGTACCTGCAAGCGCTGGAAGGATGGTATGCGTCAGGATGCCTGTTCCCGAACCATCAACGATTTGCACGTTGCCGGTGGCAGATGTGCTCACGGTGCAAACAATGCGGTGCAAATAGTCGCCTTTTGCGCCTGTGCCACCCAAGACTTGCGCGGTAGAACTTGCCGCAACGTGCTCATACTGATACCGATACGGATTGCTTACGCCACTCATAATCTCTTACTCCTTGATTTTGCGGTTGCCCACATGTCGTTAAGTGTTACCGTGTTTTCCGGCCCGACCATCAGCGGCTTGACCACATCCGGCGCCCTGACGGTCGGCTCTGCGCGCCAGGCTATCGCCAGCATCCGCATAGCGTCGGCGGGATGCGAGCACCAGTCATGTCGCGGCGTCCGCCTGAACGCTTTCTTGTCCTCGTCGTATTCTCGCTGATACTGGCGCAGAGCCTCGATTCCTTCGGCGCAGTGCTCCACGTGGAACCATGTGTTTGGCAGCATTTGGCGCACCGCCTGGATGCCGTCCTGCACGCTCAGATCCGGCACGATGGCTAGGTTGTTGATGCCCAGGTATTCGGCTATTTGCTCGATGATTGACTTGCCATGCGCTGCCAAAGTCTTAGCTTTGGCATCGTGCGGCAGGTAGTGCTTGCCGTAGCGATATGGCCTGTTGGTAACTGTAGCGGTTAGCTCACTGATGTTGGCGCCAGACACCGCGTAGTAATCGATCACGTGGATCTCGCCCCTGATGACCTGGTAGAACCAGATCGCCGTGTCGTCCCTGTAACCCAAGTCCCAAGCGGTATGCACCGGCACTTCGGGCTGGTAGTCAATTCGGCAGATTCGGCCAGCCTCGGTCGCCTCTCGCATTTCTGTGCCGTAAAACGCGCCGAGGATCGCGGCCTCGAAGCTGCATTCATATTCTTGGTCGTACTGGTCTTTGGAGAGCTGCGCCCTTGCTGCCGCTAACTCGCCATCAGGAAGCAGCCCTGACTTGCTTGCAGGCAGCTCCAGCAGGAACCAATCATCCAGCAACCTAGCCGCAGTCTGCTTGATCTCCCAGAACTGGTTTTTACCTTTTGGCGTGCCACCAAACACCGCCCAGCCTTCCCGGTCGGAGAGCGCCGGCCGGATGACGTTGCCCCAAACAGACGGTTTGAAGTCGCCGTATTCATCCATGAAGATACCGTCAAAGCCGAGCCCGCGCATAGAATCTGCGTTGTCAGCGCCAAACAAACGCACCTTCGAGCCGTTGATCATGTCGACCGTCAGCTCAGACTCGTTCGTGTTGGCCGCCGAGGTAGCCGAGAAGTGCTTTAGATAGTCCCACGCCACGGACTTGGCCTGGCTGCGGAATCGCGCGCTATAGGCAAACTGCGGCATCGGGCTCCTGCTGGTGACCGCCGCCCGGATCAGGTCATTGATCGCCGCCACTGTCTTACCAGCCCGCCGGTGCGCTACCAGGCACGACCACCGCTTGGTGCGCTGATGGAACGGCAGGAAGGCTGCCCGCGGCTTGTAGGGAATAACGTGGAGCGTCACTCAAGCCACCGAAATGTATGCTCCTGCGGCCCGCCATCGGGCCCGGTTTGCTCTGACCGCGCCAGCTTCGGAATGTGGTATTCAATGGCTTTCAGATACAGGTCGGCGGCCTTGCCGGGATCCTCAAGAGCTACCTGACCAAGCCAACGGGCAAAGTTGCCAGCGTTGTCCTGAGCAATTAACGCAATGGCATTGCGCACATCGACCGTCGTCTTGTTACCGACCCCGGCCTTGCGCCCGCCAGTCTTTGGTATTCCTTTAGGTCTTGCCATTTCTGTTTTAATCTTAAGTGGATACTCACTTACATTTGTAAGTGGTCGCTTACTTACGCTCCATCTGCTGCATTGCAGCAGCCAGTCGCTTACCCTTATCAGCCTGGTTAAAGTCTCGCGCCACGCTAACCGGCACGCCGACCCGTTTCGCAAACTTCGGATCGTGCGCAGCTGCTGCCATCATGCGAGCTTGAGCTGGTGACGCAGAAGGCATTACTTCAACTCCCTTAGCCGATAAATCGTTGTGTCAATCAGCTCGCATAACTCGTCAATGATGTTCTGCAATTGCGAATCGTCGGGTAACACTTTGCGAATGTTATCCACAAAGTCTTTAATCTTTTCCATATACGTCAGAGGCACTTTTGCAATATGAAAGTCAGCCGGGTAAGTGTCGATCACATCGTAACAGCCCTGAAACGCCTCTGCGCAATTGTCGGTTAGGTCAACCACTTTCTCGTAATAACGCTGCAAGGCTTTGTGCTGGCTGTAGCTTTTGCTTTGCAGGTGCATAAAATGAGCGTTTGTGCCGGAATGCAGTAAAACGCTAACGAAAAGTGCTGCATTCTTTTGATAGTCAGCCATAGCACCTCAAGAAAACCGCAGCCGTGGGGAGAGCGCCCGCATCGCTCAGGCCGCAGTTAAGCGGGGTTTGCGCTCTCAGGAAGAGATAGGCGCAATACAATAATAGTCCTCAATAATTCTGCGCGCAAGCACAAAATTTACGATAAATCAACAATCCGCTGAATATACCGGTTTTTTGCATTTTTTCGCCAACCATGCACTTCTACCCGAATACCAGCTTCGCGCACTCTGGCCAATGTTTCAGATACAGTAATCTTTGCAATCCGCGTTGATACGGCTTGAGCAGTTACCTGAACCGCCAGCACCTCGCCGCGCCGGATGGCCAGCAGATCTGCCCACCCCCACAGATCTTTCCGCGTCCGAGTAAACGCGTTCCATTTCTCGACGACCTCGACCAAGTAACCCAGGTCGCGGAGAGCTTTCAAGCTACGTTGTGTCGGTGTCATTTATCAGCCCCTGAGTTTGTTTCAACAATGCTTCTTCCGTTCCGTAGCGTTTCTCAAACTCTCTTACCCATGGATGCCGACTACACAGCTCCGCAGTCTTTACCCCGCTCGCATGGTGGCCCGGACAAAGCCCGATAGTCTTTAAATGCCCCATCCTGCGGCCTCCAGACAGCATGTGGTGAACGCAGCAAGGAACAAAACCATACCCTTCATTGCGACAGACGATGCAGCCCAAATTGGCCACGGCAGCCATCCACCCCTTTTCAGCCTTGTTCATACTGTTTGGGAGCCGGGACTTTTATACCAGCATGGTGCGAAGCAGCATTTAGCCAGTCCAGCCATTCTGAAAACCGTTTCTTACCGTAACGACTGGTTCTGCGACCCAGCATCACGATGCCGCCTTCAAGCCCCGGCGCAAGTCTCGGTGTCGTGTCTCCTTCAAAAGCAGCAGTAAGAATGTCTTTCCATTCTTCACTAGAAAGCCACTGGAGCGATCCATTTACCGACCATTGGCGTTGCCCTGCCCACGCCTCCAAAATTGGCCATTGGGCCGCATTTGCAGCCGTAGAGCGCCTCTCGTCGCATACCGGGCATATCTGCAAAACAGCAATAGTCATTTCGCTCTCCCGCTTTCGCTGACCAGCCGCCTAATCCTAAAAAACCCTGAATAACCCGGAAATTCATCCTCAAATTTTCGAGCGTAATGGGCGCAGTAATTGTTATTCAACCTAAATTCCTTGCCGGTAGTCTCGATCTGCACATGCCACCTGATCCGTTCAAAAATTGCCGCAGCGCCGTAGTGCCTAAAATCTTTTTGGATAATCATAAACACGTACTTTTTAAATAAGCTCCAAACCTCTTGATTGTGCATGTAAAACTGCTCGAAATCATGGTAGATCTGCTCTGCTCTAGTCATAAATCCCCCAATTAAAATAGTT